ATAATATATTCTCCAAACTGTGTAAATGTCCAAAAGTCTGAAGCTGTACCTGCTAGACTAGCTTTTCTTGAAGTAAAAGCTCCAGAGGTTAATTGATATAAATTTGTTCTTGTTCCTACAAAATTATAAACTGTATTTGAATTATCTCTAAATGAACCTGCTCCTTTAGAATCTGTACTTGTTGTGTTTGAACTATAACTTACTAAAGATGGAAATCTTTTATAACTTCCCAAAGCATGATAAACATTTGTTGCTACGTTAGCTCCCTTCATACCATGTTCTGGTTGATCAGGTTGCCATTCTCCAAAAGGTATTTGCATTATCTGTTCCTATAAAATGATAAATCGGTTTGAACATCTGTTCTTTGAACTACAGGTGCTCCACCATATGAATCTTGTTTGTCGTTATTCTCGCATCGTTCTAATGCTGCGATATACATTTGTAACCAATTTTGTGTTTGTTGTGGATCCATTCCTCCTAAGAAGTTAGATGAATGATAAAGACTACCATACAAATAGATTCCAGGATGTTTATCTAAAATGTAATTTGTTGCATTAGAGCTACTAAGAGCTGCGATATCTTTGTAATATGATAAGTAGCCAGTATAAGTAGTATCAGGGCTAGGACCAAATCTGAAGTGTTCAGTTTCATTATCCGCCTCTATCGTATAAGAACGTGGTCTTCCAGATCTGGAACCTCCTCTTATTTCAAATAAGTTATGGGGTGTAATATATTCTAAGGGATATTTTGTACTTGATAATAAAAGATAAAATGACCTAACAGAAATGAAACCTGTTGGTACAGTTTCTGTTTCAGAATCAATAGTAACAGTATCAATCTGTTCCATCTGTCTAATTCTTAACTTAGCATTATAATCTGCTTCAGTTAGTTTAATAAAATCATCAGCTATCTCATCAGTTAAATCTGTTCTGTTTAACCAATTAGCAATTCCTGTTTTTAATTCTGCATATGTTGATAATGCCATTATAAAGATCCTTCAGCTGTTCTAAAATATCTAAACTCACTACTATTCAATTTAGTTCTCATAATTTTTTTTTGTATTTCTTTAGGTAAACCAAACCAGTTACTAGAACCATTATATTCTTTACTCCATATCTGAAGTATAAGAGGTGGTATACTTGCTATTCTTTTAAAATCCTTTGAAGAAGTATAACCACTATTATGATTATACAATTTCTTATTTCTTTCCATCAAAGGATTAAGATTCTGCTGGCTATTAATAGTTAGTTTACCATCAGACTCTTGTATATAACGAGTCTTAACTCCTGCATCCCATTCGGTTGCTCTTACCTTAGTCATTACTCTGATAATTCAGTTACGTATAATTCTCCATCTGACCCACCAACTCTTAATACTGCAATTTTTTCTCCAGCTGAAACTTTAATAATTTCAACTTCTGCCGCAGGTAAGTATGTTGTAGTTGCAGCTGCTGTTGGTGAGACTGCTACGTGTATGTGACAAGCAATAGTGCTTACTACTCTTATGTATTCTGTACCATCTGTAAATGCCGCACTTGCAGAAGATGAACTTCCAGAAGTCAATTTAAGTACAGTTCCATGTCTTAATCCATAGTTCATGTTTTGTTCTCCTTTTGTTTAGGGGATGTTTCCATCCCCTGAATTAATTATCTTCTTATTACAAATGTTATGTAAAGTACGGCAGCATTAGTTGAAGCACCATCGGTAATTATTTCGATAGTTCCACCTTCAGCAACTTCGTTAGCTGCTGTTGGTTCTGATGTGTCTACATCTCCTACTGCTGATCCTGAATATGCAACAGAAATTGCTCCGCCTGTAATAGCAGTTCCACCTATTTCGAAAGTGATTGCACCATTAGCAGTTGCAATAACTGCTTGAAGTGCTGAAAATATTTTTATTACTTTTCCGCCATCAGGGATTGCAACAAATGTACTAGATGCTGTACTAATATTGGCGATTTTTGCTGTTATAAAATAGTCGTTAAGTGTTCTCATTTTGTTTCCTCATTGTTCCGTCCTTAACCCCTCTCAAGACTTCAATGTTATTAAAATGGTAGGCGAGTAGATTTGAGGTTACCCGCCTACGCATTTATATTATTATGAAGTTGTTAAGTCGGCAACACAGCCGCTTGCAGCTTCGTTTCTTGATTCTAGAGTTGCCTCTAAAAGTAATTGTCTTTTTTCTGAGTCTCCAGTTTTTGACAATTCATGCATTGTGAAGTCTCTTAAGAAAGCTACTCCCCAATAATCCATGTCTAATACCCAAGCATCTCTATCTCTAGAGAATCTGTTAGGTACTACTTGTAGTTGTCCAAAGTCAGAAGCGTAAACATCTACTGATGTGTATAAGGTTGCATCAGCACCTGCATCAAATCTTGTACTGTTACCAGTGAAACCTGACAATTTTTGCTTATTGAAAGGTCCAACCATAATCATAGTTGGATTTCCACCAGCATTCCATACTGATTTAATTACAGATTTCAAGAGAGTTTCTGTGAAGGCTCTTTGAGTTCCATCAGTTGCTGCAGTATTACCTACAGATCCTGAAGTACCCGAAGTACCCATAACGTCATTAGTAGCAACCCATGCTCTTAATGAACCCATTTCTCTTGCTGCTGTTGCTGAACCTGTTACTTCAGCATTGTTAGTTGTTAGCATTGTTTCCAAATCTCTTTTAAGCTCCTTAGCTCTTTTAGCGACTTGGTAAGCTATTTCAGATGCACGACCAGCTTTATCGACTGCTTCCTGCGTACCTGTGATTACGATAGTCTTGTCCATAATTTGGCAAGAGTTAGATAATCTAACTGTAGCAGTAATAGCGTCTAAAGTGGCTTCGTCACCTTCGATTACAGCATTGGATGATGAAGCTGCCGTCAACGTGTCAGTTTGCCATTCATGTAGAACTGCAGTTGCTTTTGTCTTAGCTGCAGAACTTAGAAATGGCGTGTCAGTTGGTGCGATGTTATAAATAACATCCGACAGGTCTTCTCGTTCTCCAATGGAATCATACGTGTCAAACGTATTTGTTGGTTGTGCCATTGTATATTACCTTTTTTGTTGAGATTTAAGATTAATCATATCCATTAAAGCACTTTGGGCTTCACGAAGATGCCCTGTTTTCTTTAATCGACCGATTTTATTTCTTATGCCCTCTCTACCTGAACCAACGCCTGATTTTGCGATACCAGCTTTTACAACTTTAGGAGCATTAGCTACCTTCTTCTGTGCTATAGGTTTTTTATCTTTAAAAGATTTGTAACTCATAGCATCTTTAATCACCATTAAGAAACGATGATCAGCAAGACTCCCAATTTCATTATCATCAAATCCATAACCTCTAAGCGTTGTACGCAAGTTGGTTTTGAATTGATCAGTTTTATTAGGATCGCTGTACTCTGGTATTTTCGCTGCCGCTAATTGTCTTTGTGCGTCAAGGTATTCACTATATTGCTTTTGATATGCATCATTAGCTTTAGACTTCATGCCATCAATCTGACTTTTTTGTTCACGTAACTGGTAGTCCAGTCGAGCTGCAGATGTGGGATCTTCGTCATAAAGCTTGTGAAGATCTTTGCTACCTTGTTGCTGCCTGATAAATGAATCAGCAGTCGAAATCATATCGTTTAGTTCTGATAAACGAGAATCATAAGTTTGACGCAAACTACCCTTTTCGGATTCGAGATCTTTTTTCTCTAATCCTAAAGTGTGAGTTTTTTGTCGATAATCCGAATCTCTGGAATAACCTGCTTTCAGCTCATCGAGGCTGACCTCTAACTCTTGACCACTAACTTTAATGCGGTGGAGTTCTGGTTCCTCTGTTTCTGTTTGCGTTTCTTCTTGGATTTCGGTATTTTCAGGAGCAGTTTCTTCTTGAGTTCCTTCAGACTCTGGTTGACTCTCTGGAGAAGTTTCCTCTTTGATCTTTTGAGGTTGCTCTGATGGTTCTGCTTTTTTTTCTGGTTCTGATTGTCCTTCTTTAGGATTCAGTAGTCCAGAAATCTTATCAGCAGCACCTTGAACAGTTTGTTCTTGTGCCATTGTAACGTTCCTTTCTTAGTTGGTTGACGTATAACGAGCTCCTGGATAGGTTAGCTCTTATTTAAAAGCTCAAGATCTTTTTGAGCTAGTTTTCCACTTTCCATGATAGTTATTAAATGACCTTTGATTTTATCTAGCATATTATATGCCATCCAAAGGGATCTACGTTTATCATCGTCAGTAAAACTTGTATTAAATATCTCTTGTTTATATGTTCCTAAGAGATCTTCAAATGCCTGTTTCAGTAGGGGATCGTTTAGAAGAACCTGGGCTCTCTTTCCCTCCCTGACTTGTGTCTCTGTTTTGTCCATCGTTAAAGAATTGTTGTTGTCCTTTTACTATTTCTTTCATTAAATCACCAGATTTATTTAGATCTGTTTGTTCTAACATACTTCTACGTTTAAGTTCAAGCTCATCTATTTTAGATCCGTATTTAAGTTCTAATTCTTTAATTTTTATTTCAAAATCAAGTAACTGTTGTCTCATTCTACCTTCAATCTCTTTTAATGTTACATTAGCATTAAGTTGTGCTCTTTGATTTTCACCTTGAACCTGAGCAAGTGTAACTTTTTCAAATTCAGTAGGTGGTTTAGGAGGTAGTTGTGGCATTTGTGCTGCACCAACTTCAGGATCCATAAAGTATGGTTCTATTCCGTTAAGTCCAGCATTTTCAATTAATTTCTTTAAACTATTATATATATTTCTTAGGTTAACCATAGGACCATGAACATTTTGTTGTAAGTTTATAGCCTGCATTTGTCTTTCTAATATAGCATTCATAAGAATGAGTTGTTGTTCTTTTGATCCTGTACCTAAACCTACCTGAACAGTAACATTAACTCTGTCTTTCCATTCATAAGGTCTCATAGGAATATATTTTCCTCTAATTCTTACTATCTTTTCTTTTTGTTGATACTTGCATACCAACTCAAATATTTTTAAAGCTAGATCCTTAACACCTGTTTCAGCAAAGATTCTGGCAATTAACTCCATTCTCATTTGTGATTGTGTTAAGATTTGGTTTTGTCCAGTTGCTGTTTTATTTAAGGTGTTGGAATCTAGCCCTTGTGATTGTCTTGTTACACCTGTTCTAGTTTCTTTAACAGAATCTAAATAGGCTAACATACCACTTGCTTGTTCGGTAATAGGCTGTGCAGGAATAGGCATCATAACATTTTGTGGTGGTTGTTTTGTTCTAACTATTCCGCCTGGTCTATTTGTAAGAAGGTCATCCATAGATACTTGACCATCTTGTACTGCAACTCTATTGTTATTTGTTAGATACATATTGTCTAACATTTGTCTCATAACAGTAGATTTAATAAGTTGTATATCTTCTACTAATTCAGCTATAGATCTGCCATGAAATCTATGTGGCATAATTACAGGTGTCATAGAAATAAATGGAACAGTATCTACTTCTACCATATCAATCATCTTACCTGTTCCAGATCCTGCAGTTGTAATCTTTAATAATTCTGATTTGCCATCTTCATTAACATCCATTCTGATGTAGCATTCATAGATAAGAATATCATTTGTACTTTTATCACCTTCACTAGCTCCGTGTGAAAAGTCTATGTTCTGGTGTCGTACAAATTTATCTTCTGTAAAGAAATCAGTATCACCTGTTGGTAATCCTTCTACTAAATCTTTATCATAACCCATTTCAACAAGTTCTGATCTTGTTTTATTTGTTCTATGACATACAAAACTTGCAGAATTAATATCTTTACTACGTCTCGAAATTAAGAATTCTTCTGGAGGAACTGGCTCAATTCTAACCTGTCCGTATAATCTTGTTCTATGAATGACTACATCATGGAGAGTTACTTTATCTAATTCTTTTCCCTGATCGTCAGTAATTGGTTCTTCATATTCGGTATGATTTTTAACTTTAACTTCTGGATTTATAACAAGATCATTAAACTCATCATCAGATAGTCTAACATATTCTTCTCTTTCAGTTTTAGCTGAATCATCCCAATAAACTTTTAGGATTCCGTTCTTTTGTATTAAAGCATCTTTAAATGCTGAATAAAGAGCAAGGAATCCATTGTTCTCTTTATAAAAAATGTAGTTAAGGTAATCAGAACATTGACGTGCCATTTCATCGTCTTCTGGTCCAGTACCTTCGCAGTTAAATACATTATCGCCTGCAGTAAAAATTCTCATTAATGAAGGCATAAGACTTTCTACTGTATCTAAAACATCATTGGATACTACCTGAGAACGACCTTCTTGTTCGTTCCCTAAAGGCATACCCAAATAATACTCTAATGATTTCTTTCTTTTAGCTACTAACTCACCACCAATAAAACCTGATGCGTTATGTATTTCTCTACTTACAACTGCTAATATATCTTTTTCTGATTTCATACTATGTATCTTGTATCTAATTTAATTGGTTTTTTCCATTCACTCATATCAATTGGATCATGCACAGCTCCGTATCTTATCGCATCAGCTGCGTGTGAACACCAATCGTGAAGTGGTTTATTTTTAAAAACCTGATTCTTGTCATCCCATTGTTTTCTATATTGTCTTAGTGCATCTATACCTGTTTTACATTTAACTCTATCGAAATAACAATTCGGTAACATATTTCTCACAGATTCTATTCCATGATCAATTTCTAATTTAGGAGCTACTTCAAAATCTATTCCTAATTCGTTAGCTACTTCCAATCTAGATTTTCCTGTTCCTAATTCTCTTGCCATTATATCATGTGGAGCTATATGACGTTCATATTCATAATCTTTTTCTTCAAGCTTATCAGCATAGTGTGCCAATGATTCTCCTGAAGTTTCGTAATAATCTATTAGGTGTATTTCCTCCCCAACTCGTTGAACAAACCAAATAGCAGTAGAATCTCCTATACCTAAATCCCACCATGTCTCTACACCTACGTTTTTATCCACAGGCACGGAGCAGATTCTTCCATCATTGTCTGCTTTCGTTATTAATCTTCCATAATAACTTCCTGAGACCGCTGCAGTAAATGAACATTCGAACTCTTGTTCGTATTGTTCTTCGGTCATTATAGAACGTGCCTGAGCCAGTTCCTCGTCTGGAATCACCTTGGTATCTGATGCTCTATACATCTTACCCATCCAGTCTTTATGACCACGCTGAGCAAAATCGTAGACTTCCCAGAATTGATTATGTCCCATTGGTGTTCCAATAAACATTACCCATCCTAGTTTATCGGATATTGCAGGTCTGATAATTTCTGTCCAAACCCTAGGCGACATAATCGCATATTCATCCATGACAACTCCATCAAAACCCATTCCTCGGATACTGTCAGGATTATCTGCACCAAATATTTGAATTCGACTTCCGTTAAATAAATCTACTCTTAATTCAGTTTCGTTCCTACTACCTCCTAAATACATTAGAGGCTTTGTATAAAATTTTAAATATTCCCAAGCTATAGATTTACCTTGTCTATACGTGGGAGCTATAAATGCACACAGCGATCTAGGTTTAGCTGCTGCTGTCTTAATTAATTCGTTAATTGATAAAACTGTTTTACCAAATCGTCTATGGCAAACTAATACGTTAAATCTTTTTTTATTATCGTGAACTTCTCGTTGATATTCCCTTGGCTTATAGGGAATTAATATTTTCTTAGTCTTTTTGCCATTGGACTTTGATTTCAATTGGTTCATCGGATCCTATTCTTGATGTTGAAGATGCTAGTCTTGGATGAATATAAGGTGCAGCCTTTTCAGCAGCGTACATTTTACGTTCAGGTGCAGACATTGGATTGTTTAACACAGACAACAAGTAATCCAAAGGAGAATGTTGATATTTAATTGACATCTCATCCATAGATTTCCATTGTGAAGGTTTGCTCTTGGATCCAAAAGGTCTTCCAGAACCTTCTCGCTTACCTCCATGATTAGGAGTCTTTTCAGAAGATTTATCTACTTCATTTTCAAATGTTTTATCTTCTTCT